AAATTCATATAATGAAACTTTTTCTATTTCTTTTACGGCCTTCTGAATGTTTTTAGCATAGCTTTCTTCTAAACGTAACGGATATCTCGTTTTTGGATTATTTTTCATTATCTCTGTCCTGTTTGTAATTTTCATAAACTACAGCAGCCATCTTATCTAACTCATCCCTGGACAAGCTATCCGCGTTAAATTTAGAGGTTTCTGTTATGCCAAAACGACCAAAGCGAGCTTCGTGAACATCATCAGGATCAGATACACCTGCCTCAATGTAAATCTTATCTGTTTCAGCAGTGAGTTTTCTAATCTCTGCATCTGTCTTGCTATCAACGTTCCATAACGGATTGAATTCAACGGACCATTCGATTGAATCAGGGTCAAGTCGACCACCACATTCGTCCTCTGCCCACATTAGACACCGCATGAGATATTCAAGGTGTGGCCTTAGCTGATTTTCTTGTATAGCAGTTATACGAGAATAGTAGTTCATGACATCATATTGTGCTCCAGTAACAGTTCCGCCCTCTTGCCCTTTTAAAACAGTCTTAGGCATTCGAGCAGCGCCTGCTAAATAATCCCAAACAAAGTCTAAAAGTTCACCGATACCTGCTACCGAAGAACTCTCTTTACCAAGACTTTCTTCCTTGTCTATGATAGCAATTGCTTCTGTTCTGAATTGATAATCCATCTTAGTTTCAATTTCTAGTTTGTCTTGTGGTGTAAGACTTCTAACATCTGCTGACTTGTATACTTTAAAAATAAAATCATACAGAATTTGTCCGACTGACCAAACAGATGTGTCAGCTACAGTTAAGATATCATAAAGATTCTCTAATAAAGATGATCCTTCTAATTCATCTTCAAATCTCAAATTTTGTTGATGTAAAACTCGTGACCTATGAATTGTTGTAGCTCTGCTGTAAGTCGTATTATTTAGAAGGTGTATGCGACTGTTGTTTGATCTATTATTGACTTCAAAAGATTCAATCTGTCCATAGTTTGGACTAAAAACATCTTCATCAATTATTCTATTACTAATCTTTTTGCCTGAAAATGCATTAATATACGGAACACTTTTAATATTCTCAAAGTCTAATGGCTCACTTAGAGAGTACTCTCTTTTCTCTATTGTTCCAATACTTACGAATCCATCTCCATATAATCGTTCATACGTGAATAATTGTTGTAATCGTTCCTTAGCTTTCAGTTGTCTCAGCTTACTTTCGTACAGAGCTTTTACTTTATCATCTTGCATTTTGAGACTCCACCCATTTCTAGTTAAGTCTTCTGCTGGAATGTCTACGATATTTTTCGCCATCGAGTTAGACGAGTAAAGCGACTCTAATTGTGAGCATGACAATCTCTTGCTCGTTCCTGGTCTTTGTCTAGATAAGTTGTCTCTAGCGTGGCCTTTGCCATTTCCAAGCATAAAATCATTTCGATATGCTTTACCATCCAGCTTTAATAACTTAGCTTCGTTTGCTATATTCCCCATTTATTCACCGCCTTTCAATTTTTTAATTGTCGAGATACCTTTCTCTTAAACTTACTTTGCCAATCATTTTGTTAAGAATTTGAGTCATGCTGTCAACGTCGTCATCATGTTCAGCATTTGGGAATGCTACTAGTTCGTTAATGAAATCATCTACCCAAGGACAAACTAATGGGTGCGGAAGATAGACATTACCAGCTTCCCATATAGGAGAAACAGCGTTTGCCCGTACCTCTTTGCCGCCTTCTGGATTTACTGCAATGATACCGCTCAATTCATTTTTAAGCATTTCAATTACCGCCGTCCCATTAGCTTTATCTTCAATGTAAATACCGCGAGCTTTTGGCCACTTAGCAGCCATGGCATCAATTGCTTTCATCGTCTCAACTATGCCCATACGCTCATGATGACGGTCTAATAAATAAAAATCGGCTCTCTTCTTGCCCCATACCTGACCAGATACATAGTCAGATGTTTCGGTGTCTTTGAAAGTACAGTCCCAAGACTGAGCTTGTCTATCAAAAAGACGTGGTAAAATAACCACGTCATCGCCTAAACTTAATTCAATTTTTTTGGATAATGTTGGCACATAGAACTTAATCCATGAACGTTTGAAAATGTTACCACCTGCTGGCGTCGGTCGTTGTTGGTACAAAGCAGCCCAACCACGAGAACCAGTAACTGCTTTTGTTTTAGCAGCCCACTCCTCATCTTTCCCAATTTCAGGTGCTAACGCTTCTCCTGGTTTTCTTCCTAGTAAGTCGTCATCTTCGGCTATAGCTGGTATTTTAATTTCTTCCCAAGGCAGTGTTTGTTCTTTTAACAGACGACCTGCTAAATCATCCTCATGCCATCTAGTCATGATTACAATGACACTGGCATCCGCCGTTAAACGAGAATAGAAAGTGTCTTGCCACTCATTATATATTTTATCGCGAATTGTTTTAGATTCAGCTTCTGCTCTATTTTTTATCGGATCATCGATAATTAAAAGCCTTGCTCCACGTCCTGTTGCACCACCTAAAATAGAAGTACTGTAAAGCGAGCCTAGATGACCTTCAACTCCCCATTCACTAACAGATGAAGTTTCAGAACTTATTTGTAAGCCGAATAATTGGTCCGAAAACAAGCGGAACTTTTCGCGGTTCTTTCTACCAAACTTTTGGAATAATTCTTTTGAATAAGAAACAACCATCACCAGACTATCTGGATGCCTCATTAAATAATAAGCTGGAAATGTCTCTGTAATTACAGTAGATTTACCGTGTTGGGGAGGTATTTCAATAATATAATACTTTTGCTCCCCATCAATTATTTTTTGAAGTCGATCTGTAATGTATTTCTGATGTCTTAATAAATCCCATTGTTTACCATGTGACAAATAGAAGAAATCTCCATAATTTCGTCTAGCTAGTTCTTCCAATGCAGCGTTAGCTAATGCATCAAGTTGCTCTTGGTCCATTTGCTAATCGCCTCAATTCTTCTTCCGACAAATTCGCAAGCGGATTAACATCCACTTTTCCGCTATGCTGTATCTGGTCAATTGCTTTAAAGCCACCTCGGTCTAAAATGTCTTGGAAAATAGATTTCTTTAGACTCTGTAATTTTTCCCATTCCTTGGCATCAAGATAACGAGATTGATGCTTTGACAATTCATTTAGTAACACAACTCTTTCAAGATTCAGTTCAAAATATTCTTTTTTTATGGAGTCAATCTGCTCTAAAAGACTTCTTTTGTGGCTTCGCATTTCTTTCTTTCGACCATCAATAGCATCTGCTGCCTTTTGTACTTTTTCTAAGTCGTTATTAGCCTTAAGCATTTCGAGCTCTAAATCGCTAAGTTCAGACTTTATTTTATCAATTGCTATCTCAGCTTCGTTGTGATCTTGTATTTTCCCTTCAGTTTGCATTGCTATATCTAACAGCATTGAAAAACTACGCAATCCCTCGTCCTTCATACGATCGCGTAGTCTTTTCATTTCCAATTGAATTTTTTCTTTAATGTAAGCATTTGTTAATAGCTTGTGTCCTTGTTGTCTAGCTGTCTTTTGAGAATAACCCACTTTAATTGCTGATTGTGTTGCATTAAAAGTTTGCAGATAACAGTCAACAAACAAGTCATATCTCTCTTTTGTTTTATTTGATGGCTCTTTTTCACTTCTTGCCATTGACCGCACCTCCCCTAACTTCTAAGTATTTTATCAGCTTCAATAAGAGTTTTTAGATCACTAACTGAAGTTAGTTTGATTTCGCCATTTTTAAGATTTTTTAACCATTGGGCCATCGTGGCTCTTATGATTTTTCGGTATTGTTCATAATCTTCGGCATCTTCAAACTCTTTCTCTAATTCCAAATCTAAAATATCAATTTTTTCATGTTCTTCTTTTGTTCCCATTGTTAAAACACCCCGCATTTGATAAAATGCTAAAAGACACAGAGGGTGTCGAAAATCCACGCGTGGGAATTCTCTGTGTCTTCGGGGTGTTTTTTGCGTCCTGAGGAATTAGTCGAGTGTTAGCTGCACTCGGCTTTTTTAATTTATTCTACAAGTTCTGCAATGATTCCTGTTGATTTTTCAAAGCGTTCTATGATTACATCACAGAAGAGTGGATCTAATTCAAGCGTATAACAGATACGATTTAACTGTTCACAAGTCATTAATGTACTTCCTGAACCACCAAATAGATCTAAAACAATATCTTGTCTTTTAGAGCTATTTCTAACTGGTATCGCAATAAGTGATAACGGCTTTTGTGTAGGATGATAGTACGTTGCTACATCATCTCTTGGTACTTTCCAAATAGTAGCTGGTAAATCTTCTAATAGATCATCTTGCCAAATTGTAGTTTGCTTTCTGTCTCCGTACCACGAAGGTGCCTGTTTCTTCTTGTGGGCATAAAAAACTGGTTCATGTTGCCATCTGTACTGGCTCCAACCAAACGTAGCATTATTTTTTACCCATATACATTGTGAACGGACAACTATACCAGCAGCATTCATACTATTTTCAAATTCACGTTGATAAGATGATCCGTGAAACACATAAATCGCTGAGTCATCTCTCATTGCGTTAGAATAGTTTTGAAATACTGACATCAAGAATTGGTCGAACTCTTCATCACTCATGTCATCGTTCATAATTTTTTCCCGACCAGATTCGTTTAATTCTTTATTGTCAGATTTTACTGCTACATTATAAGGTGGATCAGTCACAACTAGATTTGCTTTTTTTCCTTGTAATAACTTTTCAACATCCGAAAGCTTTGTCGCGTCGCCACACAATAGATAATGATTACCAAGTTTCCATAATTGGCCCAATTTAGTTTTAGCTTCATGATGATTTTCTATGAACTCATTAACTTGAAAATCATCTTCAATAATCGGTTTCTCAATATCTTCTTCATAATTGAAAGAAGCGAGCAAGCTATCTACTTCCTCAGTATCAAAACCAGTCAGATTAACAGCTTCATCATCTAATTCATTTAATAAAATAGAGAGTTTTTCTTCATCCCACCGACCAGAAATCTTATTAAGAGCCACGTTGAGCGCTTTTTCTTTATCAAGAGGTAAATCTACCACGGATACCTCTATTTCATTGAACAAGCCCAGTTCTTTGGCAACAGCGACACGCTGATGTCCACCAACTAGATTGCCTGTTTGAATATTGTAAATAGGCGGATCTACAAATCCAAATTCTAGGATAGATTGTTTTAACTTCTCATACTCTTGCATTCCTGGTTTTAAATCAACTCTTGGATTGTAGTCAGCTGCTTTCAGATCAGATAATTTCATTTTTTCTATTTGCATGTTTTTTCTCCTTTAAACAAATAAAAAAGCCTAATTAGGCTTTT